GGCGGCGGAGGCGGCGGCGCTGGAGGGGCGCTAGAACTAGACGCCACTTTATCTGTTGTTGGTAGCTACGCAATTACAATCGGGGCAGGTGGCGCTGGTGCCGCTTCAGTAGGTAAAGGCACGGATGGTTCCGACTCTACTGTAGCCCCCCCTCTTGGTGCTTCAACTCATACTGCAATAGGCGGCGGCGCTGGAAGCTCTCATAATACAAACGGAAATAGTGGCGGCTCTGGGGGCGGCGGAGGCCAAGATGGCAGCGGGGGTTCAGGTACTTCTGGACAAGGTAATAATGGTTCTGGGGGTAAATACTTTAACCCTTGGGCTGCTGGCGGCGGCGGCGGCAAAGGTGCTGCTGGTAGTCAGAGTGATTCGTCTGGTAACGGAGGTTACGGTGGTGCTGGTTTTGATTGGAAAAGCCTTGGTACATACTACGCTGGAGGCGGCGGAGGCGGCGGTTCAGACGGTTCTGGGGGACTTGGTGGCTCCGGAGGGGGCGGCAGGGCCAATAGCTCCGCAGGTTCTGGGACGAACGGCACACCGGGTACAGCGAACACTGGCGGAGGCGGAGGTGGTGCATCACAAAATACTTCTGATGGCGCTGCTGGAGGCTCAGGCATCGTAATCATTCGTTATCTTACATAGGAATTAGAGCATGGCACATTATGCAAAGGTAAACAACGGCTTGGTAGAACAGGTCATGGTAGCAGAGGCTGAGTTCTTCGATACATTCGTAGACAGCAGCCCCGGTCAGTGGATACAAACATCCTATAACAGCCACGGCGGGGTTCACTCTGGTGGTGGCACACCTCTGCGCAAGAACTATGCTGGCATTGGCATGACATACGATGCCGCACGGGATGCTTTTTACGCACCACAACCATACGCAAGTTGGACTTTGGATGACGATACCTGTCTTTGGGAAGCCCCAACGGCAATGCCTGATGATGGAAATAGTTACATTTGGAACGAAGAAACTACTAGCTGGGACGAAATAGAATGAACAAACGTACAATAGCATCCGCGCATGATCGCATTGATGGCCTCGAGAAAGAGATCATTGCTATCAAGACTGAGGTAAAGATCCAGTTCAAAGATTTGTTTAGCCGCGTAAAGCGCATGGAAGGCATTATGATTGCAACTACAGGTTCCATCATTGCACTCTTACTCGCAGTCTTAACGAAGATGGGATAGTAAAATGGCAGGCATACTAGGTAAGATTTTTGGATCAGGCGATGTAATTAAGTCGGGCATTGATTTAATTGACAGCTTCCATACCTCAACTGAGGAAGAGATTGCAGCTAAAACTAAAGCCAAGGTTGACATCATGGGGGCTTACGCTCCCTTTAAGCTGGCGCAGCGCATCATCGCGTTCTCGTTTACATTTACTTACCTTGTGTGCTTTGGAATGGTTCTTACGTTTACGCTAATGGATCGCGTAGCTGACGCAGGTAAGGTGCAACAAGTGCTGGAAGACTTCCAGATAGGTTGGGCCATGATTGTTATCTTAGGTTTCTACTTTGGCGCAGGCGCAGCTGAAGGTTTTATGGATAAGAAAAAGGTGAAGTGATGAAGTACACTAAGGATTTAGTTGTTCTCATCATGGCCACAGGCTTGATGCTTTTACTTGGCTTAATTGTTTATGATGAATTTTCGATGGCGTCAGAGCATGATGCTGAGTTGGATCAAAATATCATAGAGCTACTCCAGATGTCGATCACAGGCATTGTCGGTGTTGTGGCTGGCTATGTTAGTGGGAAGGATCGCGGTGAATAGCTATGGAAAATTTTAAATTACCTATCGCGATTGTGGCCGCAATGGGCGCTCAGTTAGCTGGTGGCGTGTGGTATATGTCCCAACAGGCAGCTACTATCTCAAGCCTTGACGAAACAGTTAGCCAGCTTGGATCTCGTATGGCTATTGAAGATAACATCAATCTAAAGCGTGATGTGCAATCTAACGCTGGTGAACTAGAAGATGTTTGGGGCGAGGTTGACGATCTCTGGGATGAACACGCAAGTCTGGCAATGGCTATTAACGAGATTAATAAGATCAAACAAAGAATCGCGCTGATAGAAAATGATTTAAAGTATATCGGTCGTGACCATGATGGAATGTTGAATAGGGACGGGGGAATGAAATGAGTTACAAGTTAGGTAAGCGCAGCCTTGATAGGTTGATTGGCGTTGATGAGCGCATGGTTGCTGTTGTTAAGTACGCAATCAATGTGACTAAGCAGGACTTCTCTGTGATCTGTGGGCTGCGCACGATCGAGGAGCAGAAGGCTCTCGTTGCTAAGGGTGCTAGTCAAACAATGAAGTCTAAGCATATTGATGGCTTGGCTGTAGACCTCATGGCTTACGTTGATGGCGGCAGATGGGAACTCAATCTCTACGACGAGATTGCTGACGCTATGGCAGAGGGCGCCCGTGCTATTGATGTCCCTATTCGTTGGGGTGCAGCTTGGTCTGTATCGAATATTGCTCAGTACCTAGAGGGTGACATGGAACATGCAATGAATAGTTACATTGATTTGCGTAGATCTCAGGGTCGCAGACCATTTATTGATGGACCTCACTTTGAGTTAGTAGTATAAATTTTTAGTGGGTGGCTATCATCGTAAAGTAAAATCGACTTACCACGGGGTAAGGTGGTTGTTTAGCCTAGGATGACGTTGCTACCGCAAAGCGCCAACTTTAAATTATCAACGGCCACCCACACGATTACTTCTTACTATAATGATACACACTGTTCCGTTTGTTTCGGCCTACTTGCACTCGTTCTCTAGCAAGCACTCCGTCCCGGTACATGAGGTCTAGCATCTGGCTAGTTATACGGAGACCCATCTTAGTTTCTCTGTTGATATCTTCAGCTACCCTAGTGTGCTTCTTATTAAAGCAAGCCATTATCATCTGGCGTCTAGCCACAGATCTTTCTCGTTGCTTTCTAATTGCAGCATTGGCTGCGTTTTCTGGTGTGTATTTTTTCTTCTCAGGAAATGGTGGCCTCATCTTTAAATCAATTAGCTTCTGTTCAAAGCTGCGCCACGTTTCTGCATAGAGACGTTCATACTTCTCTGCTCTTGGTAGATCGCTGTTGTAAATCTCGTTGATTACTTCTGCGCTATTTCGATTAGTGCTTTTATCTCTTCGAGTTCTTGCTTTAGGTTGTATCGTTGCTTGCTGTCCGCTAACAACACCATGGTTTTCAGCAGACGCTTGGCTCTGTCCAAGGCTATTCTTCCTTCGTTGCTCATTTGCTTTTCTCTTTCCGCATACAAACTTAATTTCATATTTTCTGCTTAGGGCTAGTAGTTGTCTGTATGGTATATCAAGCAGGGTAGATGTTTCTCGTATGGTCAGCCCCATCTCTGCTGCGTTAATACACTTGCCTAAACTTAATCTTGCTTTCTGCATGTGCGCCTCTTGTTAGATAAAAAAAGGGACAGCCCGAAGGCTGCCCAGTTACAGGAGAACACCTCCTTTCTAGAACGGTATGTCATCACCTTGCAAGGGGTCAGTTGCTGGTGCTGCTGCACCGTCTGATATCTTGTCGCTTACTTGGAGTGACATATAAGGTTTACCATCCTTCATCTTCTTCCATCCGGCAAGACGTTTTGTGTCACCAAGCGGACCGCTATAGTCGGGCGCTGATTCATTGCCCTTCTTATCGTTGTCGAAGAACACGCCAATCTTTTCGTACATCTCAATGATAGGCTTGCCATCACGGGTCTGGTCTTTGACTAGCATAACTTTCTTGTCGTTGCCCTCGACGTTGAGCTTACCCTGCAAGATCATCTGCTGTGTAGGGAACGGCGTGAACGCTGCGCCCCGGTTAGTGTCGTCGTATGTATCTGCCATGCTTCTGGCTCCTTATGTTAATTGGGGAATTAACCCCATCGGTTTACCATCCGCCTGATGCGGATGGATTCTCTGATGAAAGACCTTTGGTCACTTGAACACCGCTAGATTGTTTAGCCGCCATGTTTCCGTCATCATCTTCTGGCGCAAGGCAAGCCATGCCTAGTAGCCCGTAGCGTCTAGCGTACGTTATAGCGCTGCCTAAACCCTGCATGTCCTGCTTACTCAAGACTAGGTAAACCCTGCTTGAGAACGCTTCTCCTGAGGTGTGAAGTATCTTTGTTTCGACATACATGCCAAGCTCGTCACGACCACAGGGCTGCATGACAACGAACCCATTCTCTTGGAACACCTTTGACGTAGCGTCAATCACTGCTTCGAGTGAGGCGTAACGGTTCTTGAAGTGTGGGTTGAGGCTGTCTTTTTTTACAGACTCCATTGCTTGCTGCGCTTTGAGCAGCGCCTTGATTGCTGTGTCGCTCATCTTGTTCTCCTTATTTTTTGAGATCCATTACTTCTATTTGATGGTCAAATCTTTGCGCAGCTACCAAGTCTTTAACGCCCTTAAGTAGAGATAAGGCTTCTTGTTCACTAAGTTTTTCGATTACTTTGTAGTTAAGGTTGCAAACCATGACTCCCTCTTCTTCGTAAGCTACAGTTATAATGTTCTTCATATCTTTCTCCTTGTTATGCGGATGGCTCCGCGCTTGTCACGTTTAGCTGTGAGGTGATCGCAGTAAACTTCACGCTCATTGTCACCAACCATTTCTTTGATTTGTTTTTTGGCTGACTCAAATGCTTTGGCGTCTGCCTCTAGAGTAACGTAAGTGTAGGCTGCGTCATTGAACTGGTTGTCTTGGCTGGCATCTCGCTTGACCATGTTGTCCACCGACACCTTGTCAATGCTAAGTTGTATCGGCTGGTCATTACCAACTGGCTCTTCATCGCGAAGAACGTAACCCCAGAAGTCCGACACCACTGCCCACATAGAATTGAAATACTCTTCGTTGCGTTGGACATGAGCCGACTCCCATTTATTGTTGCCAAAGATAACAGACAGATGCGCGCCTTCAGCTTTGGCTATATGAATGTATAGCTGTAGCTGCGGCATGTAATACTCAATTACTTTATCCAAAGTATTGTATGAGTTGGTGTGCTTAGCTTCTACGATAGAGGCGTTAGCTATAGCATCGACAGTACCCTTGACCGGGACTGACCCAATCGTTTCTTCAAATGATTTCTGCATCCCGGTAAGTGTGCAGTCATACTCATTGGCAAACCAATTAAGATTGAAGTCCTCGGTGTACACGCCCATCTGGACTGCGATATTACGAGACAGATCCTCAGGTTCGATGCGACCTGTCTTGACTTGCCATAATTCTAGCCAGTTCCCCTGCATTATTTTTACGCAGTCGGAACCACCTATGAAACCCTTGCGTTCCATGTTGTTCTCCTTTGTTATTAGGTATTAGCTTACTGCTTATGTGCAGCTTGGGCAATACCAAGTGACGTTACGTCATTCGTACTTGCCGTACTTTTCAAAGTCT